TTACTAAACTCCTTGTAATCTTTTATTCCCGTAACAAATATAAGTATAATATATACCAAAGTATATTCAGGATTTATTCAAACCCGTCAACTTTTTTTCCAAAATCTTTGTATTTATTTGCTAATTCTTTTCTCATATACTCTTCACTATTATTCATCTTACTTTGTGCATCTTTTCCGAACTGACTACTACCTTCAAATATCTGAACTTGTCCTATATTTGTATTGATAGTTGAAGGATATGTAACACCATCAACACCGAATCTGTTTTTGATGACATGAAATCTACCTGTGTTGGCTATCTTGTCCTCAACTTTTCTACTCATACTCATCACAAAATCAGCTGTCATAACTTTACTATAATCTTCAGCCACTTTATCAGCTCCAATCACATCTTCTTCAAGAGCTGAACGATTAGCTTGAGAAGCAGTCCAGATAGGAACTTCTAACTCACCAGCTAGTCCTCTCAAATCTTCATAGATATTACCAATTGCATGTCTCTTCTCTCTAAAGTTACCAGTAGGCATCAAAATATCAGCATAATCAACAAGTACAACATCAGGTTTGATACCACTTAATTCTATTTGTTTTAAGTGAGAACCTAATGTTTGTACACTAGCTGCTTTAGTAGGAAAGTATTTGATTAGTAATTTTCCAGGAAGTTTTTCTATCTTTGACTTAACATCTTCTTTATAATACTTGATGTTAGATGTTGTTACACCTGTAAAGATACTATCATATCTTAAACCTACATAATTTTCATTCAACTCAAGAGTATAATGTACAACCGTCTTGTCTGTCTTGAGAGCTCCAGCTCCTAGAGCTTGTAGAGTCCAAGACTTACCGATACCAGCAGGAGCTACAATAACACCTAACTCACCTTCTCCTAAACCTCCATCCATTATATCATTAATAACGTCCCACGGAGTTTGTGTTGTAGCTCGAGCAGAAGCCTCAAGTCTCAAGTCAAGTGATGTGATATAATCTTGTCCTATATCTCGTTCAGTACCAGCCTTCATAGCCTCATCTATAATAGATTTTATACCATCATAGTCTTTGTTATCTAACAAGTCAACTGATTCAAGTATAGCACTTTTAAGTGATTGATTTTTACAGAAATCTAATGTTTGTGATTGTACAAACTCTAAATCAGTAGCCTCAATGTTCTTCCATACTTCTCGTAACTTGTCAACTACACCACTTTTCAACACTTCATTTTCAATTTTATCTACTTGATATTTTATGACTTCAAGTGTAGGCTGTTTTTTGTATTCTTCGTAATACTCACTAATTGAATTGACTAACCATTTGTTAGAGTCTGAATCAAACATCTCAGGACTCAAGATATCATTAATAGTCTGCATAAATTTCATATCTCTCATTAAAGAAGCTATGATTTTAGACTGAAATGATGTCCCAAATTGTGTTAATGTTTCACTCATGTGTTTTCTCTGCGTAATGATTTAACTGATTGAAATTTGTAAGTAACCAACTATTAAGATTAGGTAAAGCAGCATACAACTTATCTTCCAAAAACATTTTCTGAAACTGATACTTTATTAATCTATTGATTGGTTGTCTTACCTTCTCTTGTATTTTTGTTTTCGTTGAACCTGATATATCAACTTCTGATAACTGCATTAATTTATAGTTCAATTCTATAACGTCTTTTGAATCTGGTAATTCTGTAATTACTTCATCTATATTAACTATACGACTCTCCTTCAAAAACGGTAATTTTTTTTGTATAGTTTTCAATCCTAAACCTCTAACACCTTTTATGTTATCAGATTTATCTCCGTCTAATACTCTGTACCAAATGTAGTTATGGGATGATATCCCGAACTCTTCAAGAACAGAGTCTTCGTCGTACATTTTCTTCTTAGTAGGACTCCATATTTTAATACGTCCATTAGCTAGTTGTAGAAAATCCTTATCAGTTGACATTATAGTAATTTTTGATTCGGTTAAAACTTGTCTACAGATATAACCAATCGTATCATCAGCCTCAATATTATCGTAAGAAAGAACCGTTATGGGTAATGTATCTAAGTATTCAACTATACGTTGTAATTGCATTATCATGTTTTGTTTCTCATCTTCTTGAGAAGCAAAATCATAAGTTCTGTTTACACGATATTTTGTTTTTCTATTTTGTTTATACTCAGGATATATCTTCCTACGGCGAGTAGACCCACCTTTACCATCAAACACTATGATGACTCTAGTGGGTCTAAACATATTTATGGCATAACCTATACTTCTTAGAAAACCAACTATTCCACCAACGTGAATACCATCATCGTTAGTAGTTGGTATAACACTAAACACTCTGATAAAAGTATTTAGACCATCTATTACAAGTACTTTATCGTCAGGATTTCCGCCGTCTAAAGAACCACCCTTCTTCTTGATTTCATCAAGTATAGAAAGATATCTTTTGTTACTCACTTAACTCCTCTTCTACGACCACATCATCTATACCAAAGTTTTTTTCGTATTTGAGAATGACTTTATCAGCAATTAAGTTGTAACAATGAGTTCTGAAGTCTTTATCGTTGAGTTGTTCACTCCAATCTTTAGATTGAAACTTGAGTTCTTTACCTTTATGATTGTTCATAGTGTACCAAGCTCCAGCTTGTTTTACAAGTCTATGTTCTTTCATAACTTTTAACCAACTTCCCTCATCGTCAATTCCAGTTTCAAAGTAAAGTTCAAAATCAGCATGTCTCATAGGAGGACCAAGTCTATTTTTGATGACTTGAGCTCTCATCTTCATACCGATAGTGTTGTTCTTTTTGTCTTTGATTTGACCAGTGTTTTTCAATCTAATACGTGTTGAAGCGTGAAATGGTAATGCTTTTCCTCCACTTGTTGTCCAAGGGTCTCCAAACATAACACCAAGTTTCTGTCTGAGTTGATTCGTGAACACTAAAGCTATTCGTTGTCTTCCAATCATTTGAGTAATCTTTCTCATAGCTTTAGATATGATGATAGCTTTTGAAGTAGCATAACCATCTTTATCAAACTCGGCATCCATTTCTATTTTTGTCGAAGCAGCCGCTAGTGAATCGACTAAGATAGTAACTAATCTATCCTTATCACTTTCACGAACTTTTGCTGTGATTTCCTCGATAGCTGAGAAAATGTCTTCTACCGTCTCTAAGTGTAAATACAACATACTCTCTACATCAACACCGATTGATGAAAGAAACTCTGTACTTACAGCAGTCTCAGTATCGATATAGACAGCAACTCCACCTTTCTTTTGTGTTTCAGCCAGCATATGAGCTCCAAGTAATGATTTACCACTACTCTCAAGTCCATTTAGTTCTGTGATTCTACCGACTGCTATACCTCCGTCTTGTTTATTTGATATAGCTAAATCTAACATTGTAGAACCCGTTGACACAAAATCTTTTATATCGGTGGGAGTTGTATCTGTTCCATCCAAGAAATATGCAACTTTCATATCCTTGAATTGTTTATTTAAGGTGTCGGCTAAGACACCAGCTAATTCGTCTCTTGTAGACATATTTTTCTCCAATTAAAGGTTAGTGGGTAGTTAGGCGTACAAACACAGCCATCTCATCACTTAATTCTGTAGGATACTACCCACGGATTGTTTTATTTAGCTATTGAACAAGTCATCAAATGCATCTGATGTCTCTTTAGCGTCGAATGATTTCTCAGGCTTTGCCTCTGTAGTTTTTTCAGAGGTTTCAGATTCTTTTTCTGAATCACCATTAAGATATTCATTCAAGGCTGTTGTCAATTCATCATAAGATTGTTCCTGATAGATTTCAGTAATATTCTTTTGTGATTCTTTAATTGACTCGAGAACAGAAGCATCTTCTGTAATTGGAGTTTGATTCGGTTTTACTCGAATTGAAGTTGAAGGGAAGGATTTACCTGTCTCTTCAGCTGTTTTGAACTCTACAGCAACATCACGACCACTTGTAGCATCTGTGATATCACCATAGTCTGGGTCTGCTATAATGGAAAGCAGCTCTTGATAAACAGTCTTGCCAAAACCCCAGAACTTAACACCTTGAGACTCTTCACCTCGTACTACTACGGGAGCGAAAGTTCTCATCTTGGCTTCGATTTTCTTACCAAGACGATAGTCATCCTTAGAACCTGTTGATTTTAGTTTTTGAGCAAACTCTTCAATAGGGTCAGGTCGTCCAAACGAAATAGGTGAAAGATAATTCTTTCCTCCTAAATCATAATGAAAATACAACTCAATGAAAGGATTGTCCTGATTAAATTTATAAGGAACAATTCTAAGTACTTGTGTACCTGGTTGTGGTTTCCATAAGTTTGAAGTTCGTGTTGTTGTGGTCTGAAGTTGACCTAGACGTTTTTTGATTGCATTTAAATCCATTAAATATCTCCTATTATTTATTTGTTATTTGTTAATTAGTAATCAAGTATAACCTTGATACGCATATAAGTATAAACTTATTTCTGAAAATACAATTATTTTTTATCTGGTGTCCAAGTTTTTGTATCAATGATAGAATATATACGTGTTGATATTTTATTTAGTCCATTTTCATTTGTTAATAGTAAGCAATTTTTGTAATTTTCCCATTTTATAGGAAATGATTTGTCGAGTTTACCACCATTTAGTTCACGAATCAAATCATTCAAAGCATTAATCGTGTATAGTGTATTTGTATTCTTCTTCCTATGGAGCGAAATAGTGTCTGGAATACCTTGCATAAAATCTTCATCGTACTCTACGTTGTAAGTACAGATTAATTGATGATGGTCATCTTCATTTTGAAATACATAAACTTTGTTAAACACAATATCATTACAAGTAATAATCACATCTATTACTTCGTGTAGTTTGTTTCGTTTGGTAAATGTACAGAGTAATTGTGTTCTCATTATTTTTCCTCTAACGATTTAAGAAATGCTTTTTTCTGTCTTGATGGCCATTTATCAACATCTAATCCAAACTTCAAAGCGTTCGCCATAAAACTTGTTTGTGCCATTTCTAATGTCGGTAGTGCTCCTATACCTCTTGCTCGACTCTTAATTGTAAACAACGGATATTCTTGTGGTGGAGGACCTTCGTGTTTTATTTTAATTACACCATCTTTAGCTCCATCTTTGTAATCAATTTGTATTTGAGATTTAATCTCATCTTTAATTTTTTGTTTTAGTTCTTCTGAAGGATTTTGTTTATAATCTGCTAATAATTGTTCAACTTGACCACCGAACATCTCGATAATAGATTTATCATTTAATTGACTAGCTTCAGGTGTTGTACCATATACCGTGATGAAATCATCCAAGTTCATATCTTCATCTAAACCTAAAGCCTGGTCTATATGAATACCTTTTATGACATCTTCTTTTATAGCACTTTCAATCTCTTCACTATCTTTTATTGATTCTAGTAGTCGTTGTGTAGTACGAATATCAGTATCTCTCATATTTTGATAAACTTCAGGATTTTTTTCTCTGTAATCAGGAGCTGCTGCTATTCTGGCTAAAGTTTTAATGTCATTAGCAGTTCTCTTTCCACTTTTACCTGATACTCTGTCGAAGAAATCATCATCAAGTCTCTTAACATATTTTTCAGATAAATTTAATGATTTAGCGTATTCAGGGTCATTTTTTATTTTATCAATTATTTTTTTGACATCTGAATCATCTTCCATTTTATCTACTGCACTTACGATTGACTTTTCTAAATCTTCGGTATAATTTTTAATATCTGTCTTTTGTTTAAACTTTTCAATCACATCATCAGATACACCATATTTTTTTAAATCATCATATATCTTGTTCATTGTTTCTTGAAGACCACCATTTCGGATAAAAACTCTACCATCTTTTTTTAGAGATATACCTACTCGTGTACCATCTTTTAACTTGATGAACATATCAGAAGAAGTACCGTGATTTTCAGCATTTATTAATTTTGTACCCGATGGTGTATCCCAAACTATATCATCTACATTATCAATACCGTAAGTTTCTTCGATTGATTTTGTTGCTGATATAGCAGCTTTGACCCAATCTTTATCAAGATATGTATCTTTTTGATTAGCTACTGACATCAAATATTCTTCTATTTGTTCGTAACTCTTACCTTCTTTTAACATTCTCAAAGCTTTATGTGTTGCTGCTTCACCTGCTCTTGATTTGTTTGTACCTAAACCAACACCTTCTTCACTTGGGTCTGTTGTTTTTCTTGTAAGAGCCTTATCTGTTGATGTGTGGTCAACGTTTCTTAGTTCATCTGGTTTTGATTTTTCCTCTTTATCTTTTTTAATTTTCTCAATGTCATCCTCAGAGGCATCTTTTTTGATTAAATCTTGTGTATCGGGATTGTGTGTACGAACAGGATATACGTTACCACTTTTCTTGTTTTTAACGATATCAACTTCACTAAGATTTTGAATTAACTCATCAATAACTTGAAGTGGCCACTTATACTCGATAAGTAGTTCATATAATTTATACTTATGTGTTGAATTAGAAGGGTCGGGTTTTGAGTTGTCAACTCTGTAACCCCATTCTTTTACAATTTGTTTTAAGTCTGTAATCATCATTAACCCTTGTGAATTTTACCTTTTCGTTCTTTGAACCATTTTCTAAACTGAGCAGGTGAACCGATAGTAATTGGTTTGTTACCACTTGCTGTTGATAATAATTTTTCTATCTCAACCTTAGCCAATACACTATTATCCAACACTCTTTGCATTACAAACATATCTATTATCTTTGTATCATAGACAAGAAGTTCATTCCACCAAGAAGTTCTTTTATTATGTTTAGAATTAATTAAAC